GTAACCATCACCACTACTTCCAGCTGATCTTGGTTCTAAATCAGTAAATGTTGGTTCGTCGAGAGATGGTCTACCATTTGGATTATCTGGATCTGTCCCATTTTGAAGGCAAATATAAACTCTATAGTCGCTATTTAAAACATAAAATGCCGAAGAATATAAGTTCGTTGCACCTGAGATGGGAGCAGTATTAGATCTACTATAATCATGACGATACATGTCATAAGTAGTTCCTGATGACCAATTTCTCTTAGATATAACCTGCCTTACGTCAGAAGAAGTAATCTTCTTTAATGCGATCATAGTATCCCAATAATCATTCTCCTCATTGAAATTATCTTTGGGAGATGGTGGATTATTATCCCAATCTGGTTGAAAATTGGGAGCATTCGGTAATCCAATAAAAGAATAATACGAATTGCTTGAGGATTTGACTCCATCCACAAAATTTTTCGCATTTAATATTCTAATCTGGTCAGTTATAATGGCAGCCATTGGATACAGGTTTTTCTTTATTTATTGGACTTTTTGGTCCTTTACTATTATGCTAATGCAAAGGAAGTGGAACCAATACCAGCAACAGTAAATGTTAATACTCCAGCACTATGCGTTATGACTACGGGAGTAGTTGATGCTGCGCCAATAAAACCACCAGTAGCAGTAATGATTCCAGAAGTATTTAAATTATAACTTCCATCTGTCAATCCAATTGCCACACCATCAATTCCTGCAGGAGCAGTTAAAACTCCAACAACGTTTAATCCCCCACGGAGAGTTGCGTCATAAGTTGAATTAACGACATTAGAGTTTGTCTGAATTGCATTACCCATGTAAGCATGGGCACTGCATTGATAATGAAGAACAGTTGGAGTACTATCCGTTACAACAATTTCAGTGTATGTTGATGCAGTGCTGACATTTGTTGTGTATTGATTGGTCCTAGCTGCCTCATGATAAAATCTGAATGGGTGAGTTGTCATGTCACCAGAACTCAAATTGAATCTATAAGTTCTACCAGGAGTTAATGTCAAGAATGGAGATTCTACTCCATCAATAACATAACCGTTACTGCTGCCAGTACCATTATATCTGTGTGCTGCTGTCTTTGCGGCAACAGTTACTGAATGATTAACTGTAGTTCCATGAGGAGCTTGTACATATTCAATACCTCTAAGGTTACTAAGAGTTGCAATTCCGGAATTATTAATATTTGTAGAAGTAAGATTACCAACTTCAATGTCTATGCCTGGAGTTAATCCCTCTGCTTCAGTTGCAGAAGACGCAGAAGATGCATTACCGCTAATATCAATAGCATATGATCCGGTCAATCTTGCTGCAGCAATAGTTCCTGTAGTAATATTTGCTGCATCAGAAAGAGTAGTTGCAGATCCAGTTAAATTACCAGTGACATTTCCTACTACATTACCAGTTACATTACCAGTTAAATCACCAGCAAAAGACGGAGCAGTGACAATACCAGAACCAACATCAATGCCGCCAGCTAGTACTCTTACCCCAAAACCTGCAGTTGCTATTCCAGCTACATCAATACCACCACCATTTTGTATCCTTACATCGCCAAGAGCAGTTGTTATTCCATTTACTCTTGCGCCACCCTCTACATTAATTCCACCAGCACTGACATCAATTCCTTGTCTTGCAGTGACAAAACCAATCGAATCAACACTAGTTACATCTTCATAAGTTAATACTCCACCAATGTTAGCATTACCAGTAATCTCAAGAGTTGTTGCAGTTACAATTCCAGCAGTAACATTATTAACAGTAATGTCTGGAGTGCCTTGCAATCCATTTGCATTTGTTGCTGTTAATGCTGTTCCTGTTACGTTTCCAGTTAATG